AGGCAAATGGGAGTAAAATGAATAGTAGTTTTTTCATGGTATTAAAGATAATTAAAACGTTTCAAACAAGTCCATCCGGCCCGCGATAATCGGACAGGATTATAAGTATAACCAATATTATTAAGAATAAAATCATCCCCAAATTTTTCTATCATCCGCTATCATACAACAATCTTTGTATTTAAAGCCATTACCACAATGACACTTATCGTTTCTGCCGGGCTTTTTAGGAAACACGATAGGAACATCAATACCGTTCTCTCGTCTTGGTCGGATTATTTTAACCATTCTTTTCTCTTTCATTTATTCAATCTTTTATATTCGTTAAGTAATTCCTGTTGATGAGCTTCGGGTAATGATTCGTAATGTTTCGAAATAATATCGTCCGCTAAACTGCTTTTGGATCGTATTTTATTTTTCGCATCAGCACAAAACATTTGATAAACACGTGGGCGAAGGTAGGCTCCAATTAATCTGTCAAGAGTTGCTTGGTTTTTATTACTCATAATCGGATTTAAATATATGTATATTATTTGTAAGATACTCCGGTATCTCAAACTATTTTATAAATTATTTTTACACAAAGGCATTTAGTATGGAATTTAAGTACACTCAGAATCCCGATGCAGATGTGCCGATTATGTTCATTGACAAAGAGATTGGCGGTAAAGATGCGGATGGTAAGGACAACATACATGGTAATGATTTCCTAAAGGAATTAATGTATCTGTCAGACATCGCTGGCAAGAAGAACATTTGCGTTTGGATTAATAGTCCAGGCGGAATTGTTACGGAAGGTCAAAGCATATATACAGCTATCTTGAATTGTAAAGCAAACGTAGATACTTACTGTTATGGGATTGCCGCCTCAATTGCAGGCGTAATATTCCAAGCAGGAAAACGGAAAGTAATGGCATCCTATGCAAGTTTAATGTATCATCCCGCTTATAGCGAAGATGGTATAGTGGACAAGGCACTTGAAGCGCTTAATAAGTCGATATGCGTAATGATCGGACAACGGACAGGAAAGACAGAGGACGAGGTTTGGAAAATTATGAATAGCGGTAAAAAAGATGATAAGGGTACATGGATGGATGCCGATTACGCTTTGCAAAATGGTTTCGCAGATGCAAAAGATAATGCCGCAGATAAAAATAGTTTTGACACAAGAATAAAAGCGGTAAAATATTACAATAAAATACTTGAAGAAAATAAATCAAAACGCATGAACAAAATATTAAATAAAACACTCGGTCTAAATGAAGAAGCAAGCGAAGCAGCAGCAGTTGCGCAAGTTGAGGCTTTAAATAAGTCACTTGGTGATTTAAAAAAAGCGCATCAGGACGCTAAAGATGCTTACGATAAAGCGAAGAAAGAGCTTGATGAGTTTAAAAAACAAAAATCTGAAGACGAGGATAAAGCGAAAGCCGATAAAGCCGCTTATGATGAAGCGCAAAATAAAGCCACTGCCGATAAACTCGACAAGGACGCAGACGAAGAAATGAAAAATGCCATTAAAGACGGCAAGATAAAAAACGATGCAGAATTAATTAAAAGTTACAAAGCACTTTTAATTAAGGATTTCGCCGGGACAAAAAAAGTTATCGACGCATTGCCAATGAGTAAAACTGCCGCAGTTTTTGTCGCTAAAGATGGCGATATTAAAGACAGCGAGGCTGAAACATTAGCGCGTTCAATGGGTTTAAAACCAGGTTCTGCGCAATGGTACAATTCAATCAAAAATTTCAACATTAACAATAAAAATAAATAAACATGCCTGAAGCATTATCGGTAACCGAACAAGTATATTCCGGGGAAACAACCCAATTTTTTCTTACACGCCCTGTTGTAGAAATGGATACTTATGAGAAAGGCTGCATCTCATTAATCGATGGCATTAAAAAGCAACATACCATTGACCGTATGGAGGTTTCAAACTTCATACAAGACCCTGCCGCTACACCTGTATCGAATGGTTTAATCATGGTAGATGTTGGTATGCAGTTAATCCCGAAAAGGTTTGACTTGTATATGGAATTCAACCCGCATGATTTTGAAGTTTCGTTTTTCGCTCCTGAATTACAAAAGCTTTTAATGGATCGTGGTTTGCCGCCAACTGCAAATAATTTTTTATTGCTTCAATTGATGCGTCGGGTTAACCAGTATTACGAATTCTCTATTTGGCAACAAGCGATAAAATACAATCCTTCAGGATTAAATGTACCAACACCTGCCGCTTTGACTACAGCCACAAAAAATACTAATTTTTATTATTTTGACGGCTTGATCGAAAAGGCTTTAGCCGATCCAAATACAATACAAGTTGCCGGTGCGGTTGCATTGACATTCACAAACATTCGTGCACAATTTGAGGCAGCAATGGAACTTGTACCCCAGGCAATGATCGGTAAGTACGGCGCAGATGGCGTTAAGATTTTGGTTTCAAATGTTGATTGGTTGAAATACAATCGTGCGCTTCGTGAAGATGCTTTTAAAAACCAAAATAGTACAGACGAAAGTCAGGACAAATGGAACGGATACCAGGTTGAAAGGCTTGCCGGATTACCTGAACATTGTTTCTTTATGACGGTTGCGAATCCAAACCCTTTAACCTCTCAAACTTTTATCGGGTTAAACGAATTTACAGACAAGGACAATTTAAAACTAATGCCGGTTTCGAATCCTTCCGATTTGTGGTTTATCAAATCAGAACAAAAGGCAGATGTAAATTGGGGCATTACGGATCAGGTAGTAATGTATAACGGCGCTGGCTTAACAGCTTAAATAAAAACTTAAAACAAAAACACAAAATGAAAAAATTATTTTTAATTCTTACACTTTTCTCAGGTTTATTTTTAACCGCACAATCAACTTTGCCACGTTGGGGAGCCGGCCCGCCACAAGAAGATAATACAGGGCGAATATTGCCATACGTATATGGCGCTGTAACAACAGTTAGTACCACTTCTTTAGTTTCGCATTTACCAAATGCGTGGCAAACAATTTATAAGATTGGAACCCTTACTCATGCGCTTCGGGATAGCTTAAGTACAAAGAAGGCGTATGTTGGTGATAAAGTAATATTTGTTTTTACCGCCGATACATTAACAGCTGGCAGGGTTGTAACATTTGGCAGCGGATCAGTTAAAAGTTATTCGGCATTAACGGTTCCGGCATCAAAGAAAGCAACGGCGCAATTTATATTTGATGGCGCCGCTTGGATTGAAGTTTCACGTACATTAATGGGTAATTAAGCATGGCTTACAGATATTCAAACCAGCCTAATAACGGCGGTGAAGCACAGTTATATTTCAGAGAAAACCAAACATTAGTTTATGGCGCTAATTTAAAAATTACTCCAACCGATCCACGTTCTGAAAAAATTAATATGAATGTTGCTTTAACTGGCGCATTAACATTAACTGCCGATGTGACTATACCGCAAGATGGCGACAAATTAACTTGTTTGTTTTCCGCAGACGCAGTTTCTGACAGGGTTGTTACTTTCGGTACCGGATTTGCAGCCAATGGCACTCTTACTGTATTGGATGCAGGAATAGCAATTGTTGAGTTTGTATTTTTCTCAGGTGTTTGGCTTGAAAAATGCCGATTTATTTCTGCCGAATTATCATAAAAATTAAAAAAACTAAAACTAAATAAAAATGGTAAACGTATCAATTTCAAAAGAACTTCAGGAAACTGTTAAAAAAAATCCGAATATAAAAAAGGTTTATTTTGACGAAAACGATAATCATTATTTCACTAAACATGAAATAGAACTGCACGAAGTTGATGATTATGGAAATTCTTTGAAAGTAAATAAAGTACAAGCGTTGCCTGGTGCAAAAAGAACAATCGCAAAAATTATTCTTGATAAAAGAACCGGCAAAACAAAAGATGTTTATGTAAACACATCTTACAATCCGATTGCGGTTGAAATGACACGGGAACAAATACTTTCAGCGAAAGCCGTTAATAAAGCAATGACAGATGATGAGAAATTAGAAATATTAACTAAAGCCTCATTGATTGCCAAGGATGCGGATTTTCAAGAACTATTGAAAAAATTAAAATAACATGACCGAGCAGGAAGCAAAATTTCACGCACGTTTTTATATGGATAAATCAAAGTTCGTAATCGTTACGGATGATGGGCAGATTCATTTAATTAATAATGAGGAAAAAGCGCATGCAATGTTATTAGAAACAAAAGGACATTTAGTTAAAGGCGAAATAAATATTTCAGAATAACATGGGAACTTTTCAATCAGGCATAGGTTTTAAAAAAGGCATTCTAACTAATGGCGCTCCATTACCCGGAGCCGATTATATTTCAAGTTTTGCATTTTACAATTCTACACCTCCGGTTCTGTGGCCTGTTGGATTAATCAAACAGTGTTTTGGTATTCAAGACATGATTAATTGCGGAATTACCGGAAAATCTGAAGATGAAACACAGAGTACTTTTACTTATTTGGTAACTGCCGGTGCTTCAGGTGCGGGTGATACAATTTCTATTTATGCGCAGGAACCAATTAATCCGGCTAACAATAATCCTTCACCGAATTTAATTCTACTTTTCAAATACATTACAGTTGCGGGCGATACTGTTGTGAATACTTTAGCTGCAAACATCAATACAGCTTTTAACGCTAACGCTCCTTTCAATGGAGGCTACAGCTCAACTGTTGTAACCGCTACCGTTACAGGCAAAGCGCGTAAAGGATTAGGTTTATTTCCAAATACCGGAACACCTTATACTGTTGTAATTACAGGAGGTGCAATTACGGGTACCTTAACTCAAAATGTTATCCCGGGTGTTGCTTCAAAATTTGACAGATATTTTTATCATGTGTCTGAATTTTTTAGAATTGATCCGAAAGCTACTTGCTGGGTTGGTATATTTCCAACAGGTGTGAATACTTTCGCTGAATCGCAAACTTTACAAACTGCGGCAAGCGGTTCTATTCGTCAAATTGGTTTTTACCGAGATGATAGAACCCATGCAACTAATTATGCAACGGATCAAAATACTTTAAATGCGATTTGCCAAACGTTGGATGATAATAAGATGCCGCTTTCAGCCGTGTTGGTTGAAAACATGGCGGCTATTTCAGACCTTTCAACTTTAGCGGATCAGTCACTTTTAAACAACGAATGGATTTCTTCTTGTATTGGTCAGGATGGTTCTGGGCAGGGTTTTGCTTTATGGAAAGCCTCAGGCATATCTATCAGTTGCTTAGGCGCAATGTTGGGCACGATTTCAGCAGCACAGGTAAACGAATGTATCGGTAATCCAATTCCGAAATTTAATATATCAAACGGCACAGAGAATGCGATACCGGCATTTGCAAACGGTCAATTATTTTCCGCCATTGCATTTGGATTGCAAACACAATTGGATAATCAAAGATGGAATTATACCGGAACTTTTACCGGGTATAACGGCACTTATTTTTCAAATGATAATTGCAATATTGCGGCAAATTCAAATTACGCTTATATTTCACAAAACAGGATACAGGCGAAAATTGAGCGCATTTTATATATTGCGTATTTGCCGTTCCTGAAAGCTAACGATACTTTGAATGCGGATGGTACACTCGCTAATACTTCAGTCGTTCCGCTTGAAAGCGTTGGGGACAATGCTTTAGCTGGCATGATTACCGCAAATGAATTGTCCGGCGAAAAAGTATTGATTAATCCTACTCAAAATATTTTAACGAGTGGTAAATTAGTTGTTACACTTTACAATCAAAATAATGGCATTTCACGACAAATCGAAATAGTTACAAATTCAGTCACTCAATTACCTTAAACAACATGGCGGCAATTACATATCAAGGCGTTAATTATGCATGGGTTAACGTAACATTTGTTTGGTATACTCAACCAGTGACATGGATTAAGTCTATTTCCGGTGAGAAAAAACAAAAGACGGATTTAAATTACGGTGCAGGCGTAGAACCTATTTCCGAGGCAATTGGAAACAATGAATATACTTTGGACATCGAAGTATACCGGGATGAGTGGGATAAAATAATTGCTGCGGCCCCTAACAATGATCCTTTACAAATTCCCCGTTCAGATATGCAAATAGTATTTGGCGGTGACCGGGTTAATACGAAAGTAGATGTTTGGAAGGGCGTAAAATTCACGAACGATCCGATGAGCGTAAAACAAAATGACACTTCAATTATTTTGAAACTGAAAATGTCATGCGTTGGACTTGAACACAAATAAAACTAAAATAAAAACTAATGAACAAAGAAGATGCAATCAACAGAGCTGCCGAATTATCTAAAGAATACGGCACCGTTACATCAATAACAATCAATGTTAACGACGAACAAGTTTCTGGTTTTTTCA